AGCGCAGAAAAGCGCGATCGCCACGCTTGATAAACAGTCGCAACTGACAGTCGCAACCACACAACCAACCAACAAAAGAAAGAACAACATCATGATCAAAGGTGCTCTCTATCCAGTCAACTTGCTGAGTCACGATGACGACCCCAACTGGAAGGTCGTGCGCTATCCATTCACTGACGCAGCGCCAGAAGTAATCGCCAAGATGCTCCCAGGCTTCTTGGTGAAGTTCAACGCTGGTGTCACAGCAGTCTTGCCAGCTCTTGCAGCTGACGACGCTGTGCTCGCTGGTGTCATCGTCGATCTGCCAGACCCATACAATGTTGGCGACGTCACTGTCGCTGTCGCATTGTCTGGCAGCTTCAATCAACGCCAGATTCACTATGCCAACGCGTGGTCACAAGGTGGTTCGCCAACGCCGTTGAGTCCAGCAGCGATCGCGCGTCTGCGCTCATTGCAGATTTATCTCGACCCGTCAGTGCCCACTGGGCCGTTCGCACCTTAACTCAGCAACAGACGCACGCTCTCAATCCAGCCAACCAAACCAGAAAGAAACCAACAACATGATCACTGACCCAAACTACAGCACGCGGACGCTGCTCGAAGCTTTCGAGCAAGGCCCGATCGTCAGCACTTTTCTTCGCGACACTTTTTTCAAAGGTCGTGAATACCCACCAACGTCGACCATCGAGTTCGACTTCAGACGTGGTCGTCGCAAGATGGCGCCGTTCGTCGCGCCACTGATCGGTGGCAAAGTGATGGAGCGTCAAGGCTACGAGACACGCTTCTTCAAAGCGCCACGCATCGCGCCAGTGCGCGCGCTGCGCATCCCTGATCTCGAACCGCGTCTGATTGGTGAGACGATCTACAGTGGACGCACTGAAGCTGATCGCGCTGCTGAGCTGATCGCAGCTGACAGCGAGTTTCTCGATGACGCGATCTCGCGTCGCGAAGAGTGGATGTGTCGCCAAGTGCTGGTCAATGGTGGTGTCACAGTCACAGCTGAGAATGGCTACACGCAAGCGATCAACTATCTGGAGAGCACTGCTGGCGTGACCAACAACCACGAGACGATCGCTGTGAAATGGGATCAAGCTGCGAGCGACCCACTGCGTGATCTTGAGATCGCGCGCCAGAACACCATCAAGTTCAGTGGTGTCAGTCCAAACGTCGCGCTGTTTGGCACGAATGCAGCCAGCGTGTTCACGCGCAACCAGTCAGTCAAAGACTTGCTCGACAATCGTCGCTTCGAGCTGGGCGCAATTCAGCCAATCATTCAGAGCGACTCAGTTGTGCGCTTCGCGCTCGTGCCTGGGATGGAGTGTTACAGCTATTCAGAATACTTCGAAGACGACGCTGGTCAGCTCTTTCCAATGCTGCCACCTGATCTGGTCATGCTGTTGTCGACCAACGTGCAAGGCAAGATCGTTTATGGCGCATTCACGCAGCTTGAAGACGTCCAGTCAAAGCGCTTCGTCACTTACCAGACGAGTCGCATCCCATACGTCTACGGCGACGAAGAAGGTGGCGCGCTCTACTACAGACTGACGAGCTGCCCACTGCCAATGCCAGCTGACGTGCTTGGCTATCGCATCATTGAAGCATTGCCCGGTGGTGTGGGACCGTTCACGCTTGGTGCTACTGGTCTGGAAGCAGAGCAACCATTCTTCGAGTCTGAGAAAGTCGACGAGCAGCCACAGCCAGAGCTGCACGAAGAAGGTGTCGAAGCACGCGAACGCGCTGAGAAAGCGCGCGAGCCACTCGTCAAGAAGCCAGCCAAAGGCAAAGACCAGACAGCTGAAGGTGAGCAGAACTACGACGAGCTGACAGTGCCAGAGCTGCGCGATCTCGCTGTCGAGCGCCAGCTGGACGTCAACACGCGCATGACGAAAGACGAGCTGATCAGTGCGCTGAAGAAAGACGACAAGCATCGAGAAAAAGAAGAGCACCAGAGCTGACCAACACACCAACCAGCAAAGCCAACTGAATGAGTCTGCGCGACCAGATCATGTTCAAAGACCCTGAGAGGGTCTTCTTGAACACCAACGAGTTCGCTGAAGTGCGAGAGTTTCGCATTGCAGATGGTCGTGGCAGCTTCATCGTCTTCAACGCGAAAGTCGTGTGGGACAACGAGATGGCGAAGCAGTTGGCGATCGTCAAGATTCATGGTGTGTATCAAGGCGACTTGGTCGCATACATCACGCACGCAACGCTGCCTCGACCGCCGTTGGCTGGTGAGCTGGTCTACTCACCAGCCAACCAACCGTGGGAGATCATCGACGTCACTGACGAGATGGGCATGTGGAAACTCGCGCTGTCGATGACGCGATCGCAGCCAGCGCACTACGGGAGCAACTGACATGGTCGCACTCCAGATCGACACGAGCCAACTGAAGAAGATGACGAGCACTCTCGCTGGCATTCCAGATGGTGTGAGAAAAGCGCTCGTGCCAGCGATCAATCGCGCGCTGTCGAGTGGTCAGACGACAGTGAAGCGCGAGATTCGAAAAGAGTATCTGATCAAAGCCAAAGACATCCCAACCAAGCTGCATCGCGCGCGCTACGCTTCACCAGTTGGTCACGTTCGCATCGACCAAGGGATGCTTGGTGTCGACAAGTTCAGCTACAAGCCAAAAGCAGTGCAGAAGCGCAAGAACAAGAAACCCATCTTCGTGCAGATCAAGCGATCTGGTGGTGGCATCGTCGCGCGATCGTTCGTGCTTTCTGGCAAGGGACCTTTTCAACGCAGAAGTGCAGCGCCACGTCTGCCAATCAGAAAGTTGCTCGCGATCGGTGCACCCATCATGGCGACACAGCCACATGTCGGTCCTGCTGTGAACAAAGCGATGGGCGACACGCTTGCCAAGCGCATCGATCACGAGATCAAACGAGTCTTGGCAAGCTACGGAGGACACTCATGACACTCATCATCGCACAAGCCACTGGCAACACTGGTCTGCTGGTCATCATCTACTGGGTGCTGCTATTACTTACCGCCATCGGTGCGTTCGTGCCAGTGACTGCTTGGCCGTATGCACCACGAGCGACTTGGGTGATCGCAGTCATACTGTTCATCATTCTCGGCATCAAGATTCTCAAGCCAACTTTGTAACACACCACACCACATGGGCACGATTCTCATCATCATCTTGATTCTGCTGCTGATTGGCGCGCTGCCGCGCTGGGGTTACAGCAGCCAGTGGGGCTACTTTCCAAGTGGTGGTCTTGGTCTGGTGCTGTTGATCATCATCATTCTCGCGTTGACTGGACATCTATGAACCCTGAGCCAGTCACACCACCATCTGAAGACACTGGTCGTCGCGCGCAGAGCGTCTACGATCTCGAAGTGACGCTGCAGAAGTTTCTCCAGCGCTTGTTCAGTGGCGCGCGTCTCGACAATCCAACGCTGAATCTCGCGCAAGCCACTGCGCCAACACACCCCATCGTGGTCAATCCAGACAACGTCGTGCCATACGATGCGCAAGAGCGCGCACAGACGCTGCTGCTGAAGGTCGCGCCACGAGTGGTGCGTGGTCGTGTGCCACGAACAGTCACTGGCGAGATCGCAGTCGACAAGCTGTCTGACGTGCCATCGATCATCGTGCAAGCGATCAGCTCGAAGACTGACACGAGCGACTCGCACAACCAGCGCATCGTGAAAGTGAAGCTGTGCGTGAGCACATACGACGAGAATCCAGACAGCAGTGGCTACCAAGACGTGCAGAACATGCTCGAAGCGATCGACACAGCTTTCACCAGCTTTGGCTCGCAAGCGATCGATCAAGCCTACCCAATCGTGATGCCAATCGAGTGGAGCATCATCGAAGCTGATTGCTTTCCACACTTCGTTGGCGAGATGACCACGTCATGGCAGCTGCCAGCTGCTCGACCAATGCCAGACTTCGAGTTTGGAATTGTGCCAGCAGAGCACATCGACTTTCACCAACACGAGACAGCACCAACAGAACTGCGATGAATCCAATCGTGACAAACTTTGGCGGCTACAGTGCGCACACGCATCCAAACTTGATCTGGCCGCCAAGCGCCAGACCAACTGATGATGGTGGCTCAGATGGTGAACCACAGCTGATCTATTCGTGGCCTGTCGAGAAACAAGACGACGCTGGCTTCAGCTATGGTGTCACTGGGTCAGACGATGGCGAGACTGATTTCATGTCAATGTCGTCAGCGTTCCAAGCGCTCGTTCTGACGCAAGGTGGCAAGCTGTCATCAGTCAAACTGTGGGTGCGTGCGCAGTCTGGCAACTTCGATGTGCTCGTCAATGTCTACGCAGCGACTGGCGCGCCAAGCGCGATGAAGCCAACAGGCGCGATTCTCGCAACGTCAGAAGCAATTCCAAACGCGAGTCTCGACAGAGTCGATGGCTCGATGCAAGAATTCGTCTTTGCTGGCGCGAACCAGATCGACTTGCAAGCTGGTCAGTTGATCGCACTCGTCTTCACTTACGCTGGCGCATATCCACCAACTGGCGAATACATATACTTTGGCTGCAACTGGGCTGAGACGCCACCCAACAATGGTGGCTACAATCAAGGTGGCAGCTTCTCAGTCGACGAAGGCTGCACGTTCACGCTTTATCTCTACGCAACGCCATGAAAAAGATCACTGGTCAAGTCATCTACATGGGGCC